GATTCAGACCCATCTAAGAGGAATGAAAACGGAAGAACAAAGAGCGGTTTATATAGAATCTTTATTCCGGCATATGAAGCACTAGAGGGGTTCTTCGACCAATATGGGAATCCTATCGTGGACAAGCCAGTAAAGCCTGTCATAACGATGGAGAATGACTACACCTCTATCGGAGCTAAAGAGTATCTATCTAACGAGAGAAGGGCGCTGATGAGCGACCCATACGAACTTAACGAAGTGATACGCCAGTTCCCGTGGACAGAAGAAGAGGCGTTCAGGGATTCTACGAAGACATCTCATTTTAACATATCTAAGATATACGAACAGAAAGAGCATAACTCTACGCTGTATCCTAGCCCTATAGTCAAAGGAAACTTCATCTGGAATAACGGCCAGCAAGACACGAAAGTTATCTTTTCCCCAGACGAAAACGGTAAGTGGAATGTGTCGTGGCTGATGCCTTTTGAAGAGTCAAACAAACAGACCATAGAATACGGAAAGCGCTCTCCGGGTAATAAGAATGTAGGAGTTGGTGGCGTTGACTCGTACGATATTGATACGACGATGGACGGAAGAGGTTCTAAAGGAGCCTGCCACCTGTTCAATAAATTCAATATGAATTACCCGTCAAATACATTTATCGCGGAGTACGCTGAACGCCCACCGTTAGCTAGGATATTCTATGAAGATATATTGATGGCTTCTGTATATTACGGATATCCGCTACTGGTAGAGAACAACAAATACGGAATCGTAAGATACTTTGAATCAAGGGGTTACGATAACTATATTATGGATAGACCCGCTCACTTAACTCCTCCTAATCAAAAGGGTAATGTTAGGACTAAAGGTGTACCATCAAACTCACAGGAATTCATACAGGCTCACGCTCAAGTAATTGAGTCGTATATTCACGAGAGTATAGGTTATAATAGAGATACAGATGAGTACGGTAAGATGTACTTCGATAGAACTTTAGAAGATTGGATTGGCTACAAAATTGATGATAGAACAAAGTTTGACTTAACAATTAGTTCTGGATTAGCTCTTTTAGGGGCGCAAACAATTATGAAAGAAGTTAAGAAAACTGATTTATCAGATAAGGTCTTCTTCCGTAGATACCGTCACAATATCTAAGTTTCTATAATAACTATATTTGCAGTTGCAAGCGAGATACCATTTAAACTAATCGTTTATGAATCAGGGTAAAGAATTATCACCCTCTGGAAATTTTCCAGACCCACTAGCGTCTTGGGAAGCTAAACAAACCAAAGAATATGGTTTGAAATATGCTAAAGCCATTGAGCTCCAGTGGGGGAACGCAGACGATGAAGGAAGTTTATTCCGTAGAAGACTAAAAGAATTCGAACGAAACAGGGACTACGCTAACGGCACGCAAGATACATCTATTTACAAGCAAATTCTTAACTCACTCGACCCTAACAATGGGGACGGCTCATTGCTCAATATCGACTGGTCTCCAGTGCCTATTGTACCTAAGTTCGTTAAGATTGTAGTAAACAAGATTCTATCTAAAAAACCTTATCCTAACGTAGAAGCTATTGACCCTCTATCTATTTCTGAAAAAGAGAAGAAGAAGGCTGAAGTAAAAACAGGTGTAGATTTAAAGCCGTTGTTATCTGAGATTGAAGGCTTAGGGATAAGTACTGGATATGATGTTAACTCTCTTCCGGACTCTGCTGAGGAAGCTGAAATCTTCCTTGACACAAACATTAAAGTTGCTAGTGAGATAGCTACTCAGATTGCTACAGAGCTTACTCTTTCTTGGAACGACTTCAATGATAAAGTTTACAGACGTTCTGTCGATGACCTCGTAGCGTTAGGTATGGCTGTTATCAAAAGAGATAATGACCCTAACTACGGAATCACAGAGGACTACGTAGACCCATCATACTTCATCCACAGCTATACAGAGGACCCTAACTTCTCTGATTTGATTTACGCTGGACATATTCGTCGTATCACGATTATGGACCTAAAACGTCTTGCTGGTGACCAATTCACTGAAGAGGAATACCAGAAGATGGCCCGGATGGTTCAGTACAAGTACAACAACAATCCTAATAAGCTTACTCACTCTTACTACGATAAGAACTTGCAGAGAGCTACATATGGATACGATGAGTTCGTACTAGAAGTACTTGACTTCGAATTCCTTTCTGTAGACTGTATTTATTTTGAGGAGAAGGAGTCTAGATTCGGAAACGTAGGCTTCTATTATAAAGGATACAAGTACGAGCCCTCTAGGGACAGCGTATATGACCGTAAGCCGTATAAGATGGATACTACGACTGTATACGGAGGAAAGTATGTTATCGGTACTGAGTATATGTTCGACTACGGCTTGAAAAAGAACGTGCCTAAGAACGTACACGACTTAACGAAAGCTAGACTTTCTTATTCTGTTGTAGCTACAAATATGCGTAGAATGATGCCTAAGTCAATGGTATCTAGCGTAACCAGCTTTGCTGACCAGCTCCAACTTACTCACTTAAAGATTCAACAAGCCATTGCCAAGGCTAAACCTGACGGATTACTTATCGACGTAGAGGGACTTGAAAACGTTCAGCTTGGTCGTGGCGGTGAGCTTCAACCTCTAGATATTCAAGATATCTATGAGCAAACTGGTGTCTTCTATTATCGTTCTAAGAACCCTGAAGGTGGATTCCAGAATCCTCCTGTTCGTTCTCTGGACAATAGCATTAGAAACATCAATGAGCTTATCGCTCTATATAACCACTACTTGAGAATGATTCGTGATGCTACGGGTCTTAACGAAGTGGTGGACGGCTCTACTCCAAAAGGAGAGCAGTTAGTAGGTGTGCGCCAGCAAGCTATCGAAGCTTCTAACAACGCTATCTACGATATTACGAATGCTTCTCTTGTATTGTTTAAGAAAGTATGTGAAGATGTCGTTAAATGTTTGCAGATTCTTCCTAAACAAAGCGTTCTATATACTACGTATGAGAAAGCTATCGGTAGCACGAATATGTCTATTATCTCTTCTTTCTCTGACTTGCCGATGTACAACTTCGGTATTCAAGTAGTGACTGAGATGGAAGACGTAGATAAAGCGTACTTAGAAGCGAATATCCAGCAGTCTTTATTGCAGAAGGAGATTGACTTAGAAGACGCTATCGCTATCAGAAAGCTGAAAGATGTGAATCAAGCTGAGCAGTTGCTTATTGTTCGACGTAAGAAGCGTTTGAAGCAGCAACAGGAGATGGCCCAGCAGAATTCTCAGATGCAAGCACAGATGAACGCACAAGTAGCTCAAGCGACCTCTCAAGGTAAGATGCAAGAAGCTCAGATGGCAGCTCAGCTAGGAGCTCAGAAGATTCAGTTGGAGACACAAGCGCAAGCGCAGCTTTTGCAGCTGGAGTATCAGCTTAAAATGCAACTTGAAGATTTGAAAGGTAAATACGGTATCACTGAACAGCAAATCCAGTCCGGAGTAAAGCAGGAGATGGAGGATGAAAAGGAAAACCGTAAAGATGAGAGAGTTAAGAAACAAGCGGTGGAGCAAAGTAAACTTATTTCCCAAAGAAAAGGAGAGCGTTCTGAACTAACTGAAGAACTTGACCCTATTCAAGCTATATTGAATAAATAACTATTTTTGCAGCGTACAGCGTTGCTCTTGATTTTTAAATTTTCTTTTTAAGTATGTACACTAACATTGTAAACCCAGCGAACTACCAACTACAATCGTTTGGTCAGGACGGGATGCGTACCATCTCCACAACTCAAGCATATATTGAGGGAGAGTACTACCGCGTACTTGTTGCTACTGAAGACTCTACGGTGAGCGCTACCAGTATGGTAGGCGATGACCTTGTGGGGGTTGATGTGTTTGCAGGAACGACCATCTACGGACTTTTTACGGCTGTTAGCGTCTCTTTGGGAGAGGTTACGGCATACTTGGCGGGGCGCACGGACATTGATGACGTATGGGCATATATCAGGGCGTATGGCGAGGCTAATGGTGCTATCATTGAAGGGGAGGATTGCGCTAAGGCGGCTATCTCTCCGTTGTTAGATAAGTACTATGCACAAGCCAGCTTGGTGATGGTTCCAAGCCTGTATAAGACAAGCATTGTATATTCTGAGCGTCCTTTATCTACGGACGGTCAACTAACCTTCACCCGCGCCTCTGATGCTACGCGAGTCAATGCGGACGGGTTAGTGGAAAAGGTGCGGACGAATCTTATTCTTCAGTCAAACACCTTTGACACGACTTGGGCGGCTTTAGATTTAACGCCAACAAGCGGACAAAGCGGGTACGATGGTTCAAGTGATGCTTGGCTACTTGATAGGACTAATTCCAATGGTCGTATTTACCAAACAATTTCTTTTACTTCCGTTGGTACATTTAGTGTTTACGCTAAAGCGGGAACATTAAACTGGATTCGTTTAAGAGACAATCTTGGCGAGGGTTCTTATTTTGACTTGTCAGGTAGTGGCGCAATAGGCTCAACGAGCTCAACAATAACTCCAGCCATTCAATCAATAGGTGGCGGATGGTTTCGGTGCAGTGTTTCAGCACTTTGGAATTCTTTTAATTTTAGAATTTATCCAGCAGATGCGGACAACGACACGAGCGGCACAAGCGGAAATGTCTACATCCAAAACGCCCAACTAGAAACGGGCCTCGTAGCCACCGACTACATCCCCACCACCACCTCTGCTCGTAGCACCTTCGCGGGTATTACTGTTGATGGCACGAGTGTTCCGAATGTAGCGCGTTTGGACTATTCGGGGGGAGCGACTTGCCCAAGCCTTTTGCTTGAACCCCAGCGCACGAACTCCTGTACATTTAGCCAATCTTTTGAACCTAACGCATTTTGGAATAACACACGCGCTACGGTTGAAAGTAATGTAATAACAAGCCCCGATGGCTATACCAACGCTTCTAAACTTCTACAAGACCCAGCGCAATCAGTCGCGGGCCTGATAAGTTCAAGTATCACGCCAAGTGGCTCAAATACCTTTAGCATATTTGCCAAAAAGGGAAGCGTTAATTTTGCTAGAATTTACTTGAATGGCGATGCAATGGTATATTTTGACCTTGAAAACGGAGCCGTTGGCACTAAACAACTTATTACCGAAGCTTCAATAGTAGATTACGGCAATGATTGGTACCGATGCTCTGTAACGTATGGGGGAACAATTAGCCGCTTTAATGTTTACTTGGCTGATAGGGATGGCGAGGCAACGCTTTTGGATTCATCCAACGCTTACATTTATTTATATGGCGCACAATGGGAAGAAAGCGCATCCTATCCAAGTTCCTATATCCCAACTCAAGGTTCTGCGGTTACGCGCTTGGCTGATGCGTGTAGCAAAACTGGCATTTCTTCTTTGATTGGGCAGACGGAGGGGACTTTGTTTGTTGAGTTTGAATATCAACCAACTGGTGCAAGTCAGTCCGTTGCAATATCGGACGGGACAAGTTCTAACCGATTAGATATTCGTCTAACGAGTGGAAATGAACCCGCTCTTATTCTAGTTGCTGGCGGAGTTGTTCAAGTAGCAATATCAAGCTCAGTAATAATGACTCAAGGGCAGCGTGTTAAATTGGCTACGGCATACAAAAACAACGACCTTGTATTATATCAAAATGGTGCGCTTGTAGCCAGTACAACATCTGGAACAATAGGCGGGA